TGGACATGTGGTCCAAGGACGCGTCCGAGCAGATGAAGATCAAGATCGACCAGCGCGTTCTGACCGACATCCTGCCCGACATCGCTGCCGCGAACAAGGGTGCGACCGCTGGTCGTATCTCTGCTGCGTTCAACCTCGGTACTTCCGTGGCTCCTCTCACTGTCACCAAGGATGGTGCTGGTGCGACGACCCCGGTGACCGATCTGATCGTTGACATGGGTACTGTGCTCGATGAGAACAACTGCCCTGAGAGCGGTCGCTTCCTCGTGATCCCGGCCCGCATGGCTGGTCTCATCAAGAAGTCCGAACTCAAGGATGCCTCGCTGGCCGGTGACAGCCAGTCGATCATGCGTAATGGTCGCCTTGGTATGATTGACCGTTTCACGGTCTATGTCAGCCACAATCTCAACGTGTCTTCGGGCAAGTTCAGCATCATCGCTGGTACGAAGATGGGCCTCACCTTCGCATCGCAGATGACGGAGATGGAAACCATTCGTTCGGAAAGCACTTTCGGTGACATCATTCGTGGTCTTCAGGTTTACGGCTATAAGGTCGTCAAGCCGGAAGCTCTTTCGACTGCTGTCGTCCAGTTCTAAGGAGACCTGAGCAATGGTTGCTTATACTGACAGCCTCGGCATCAATAAGGGTTCTGTCGCCCTTGCCTCCTCGTACACCAACCACTTCAATGTGATGGAGTACACTATTGACTTCGCCAAGATCGCTGCCGCGCGTACGGCTGCTGGTGCTACCGCACTGGCTTCTACCGATACGCTCGTGCTGGCGACCCTGCCGAAGGGCACCCACATCATCGGCGGCATGGTTAAGCTGCTGAAGGCGGAAGGTGCCGCTGCCACCATCGACCTTGGTGTGACGGGTTCGCTCACGCTGTTTGCCAACGACTTTGACTGCAACACCACGGTGGGCACCATTGTCGCTGGTACGACGGCTTCGGCCCTGACCGCTGACACTGCCGTGGTGATGACCGTCAACTCGAACAGCATGGATGTGGCCAAGGTGCTTCTGTCCATCATCGTGGTTGATGTCATGGCCAACCCCGGTTCGATCCCCAACGTAACGTAATGGCGGGGGCGTAAGCCCCCTCCTTTCATAGGAGAGAACTCATGGGTGTTTACACCGGTATTGCACAGGACAACCCTACTCTTAATGGGGGTACGGCATATAGCTTGAACCTCGTCACACCGTCTATCGGTGGCGTTGCTCTTGCTGCTACGGCTGCTGAAATCAATGCTGCTGCCGATACATCGACACGGCTTGTCGCCGCTGCCGATGCTACTCTGGCCGTTACGGTTGCAGCGCACGATCAGAAGGTCGTCGTTCTGAACCGTGCGGCTGGCGTTACGGCTACCCTTCCGGCTGCAACCGGTTCGGGTGCTGTTTTCCGGTTTACCACGGGGACGACTGTCACGTCGAACAATAACATCATCAAGGTGGCTGATAACACCGACGTGATGTCTGGTTCGATCTATGTGACTGATCAGGCTGCTGGTACGGGTACTGAGTTTAGCACGGTTGCGGCTAGCGATACGATCACGATGAACGGCACTACTTCTGGCGGCATCGCTGGCGGTATCCTAACCCTGATCGACGTTGCGACCAACCTGTATGCGGTGCATGGTAACATCATCGGTACGGGCGTTGAAGTTACGCCGTTCAGCGCGACAGTCTAAGATAACAGTAGGGGGCCCCGGCCCCCTACCTTCTTATTCAAGAGGGATACATGCCGACATCACTTACAGGCTCCAAGGTACGCGATACGTACGGGCAGCTTCTGCATCTTGATGGCGGTGTGGCCGCTACCGAGAAGGCAGTCAGGACTGGTGACGGTGTTGCTACCGCACTGAATGTCGGGAATGCCTCTGTTTCTGTTGGTAATGTTCGTCTTACCGGTAACTCGATTGCCCCCATTGTGGCTGGCAGCGGGCTGACCATTACCGCCACTGGCGGTTCGATCACCGGCATTACTGACATCACCGTTGCCGATGGCGGCACTGGTGCTTCTGATGCTGCCACTGCACGCACCAATCTCGGTCTAGCTATCGGCACGAATGTTCAGGCATATGATGCCACGCTTCAGTCTCTGGCTGCTCTCGGCACGGCTGCTGACAAATACGCTTACACGACTGGCGTAGATACTTGGGCTGAAGGCGCTATCACTGCCGCTGGCCGCGCCATTCTGGATGACGCCGATGCTGCAGCGCAGCGTACGACACTCGGCCTCGGAACCATTGCTACGCAGGATGCCAGCAACGTCGCAATTACAGGCGGCTCTGTTTCGTTCGGTGTACTGTCTGGCCGTGCGTTTGGTTCATTCTCTGACATTACTGATCAGACCGGTAGTACGACTACGCCGACTGCGGTCAAGTTCGGCACGAACGAGATCACGGGCAACGGCGTTTCTATCGTTACGGACGGTACGAACCTGACGCGCATTACCTTTGCTGCCGCTGGGACCTACATGGTTGCACCCAACCTGCAGCTTGCCAACTCAGATACCACCGATCACGACGTAACCATATGGCTTCGCAAGAATGGTACTGATATTGCCCGCTCCGCTACGCGTGTCACGGTCCCAAAAGCCACTGATGGTGGCACTACATTTTTTCAGATCGTATTCTACGATACTGTCACTGCCGGTCAGTACATCGAAGTAATGTGGCTTCCTGAGAACGTAGCCGTCACGATTGACCATACAGCGGCTGTTACTGGCCCGCCTGCTATCCCTGCCATTCCGTCCGCCATTGTCGTGGCGGATCGGATCGCGTAACCATTAGGAGATCGGAACAGTGGCCAATAGAATCCCGCGCCCCGGTGGTGAACTTCCTACGTACATGGTTGGCAAGCCAAAAAGGGGCAGCACAGTAACCAAACAGTCTTTCCAGCGTACGCTTGATACCATGACACAGACTGGTTATGGTTCAAAGAATTACGTGAATACACCAAGTACAAAGAACTATGCGCAGCGGTCATATACGCTTGGCGGTACGACCGTTAAAGATGGTGAGGTGTTGACGCGCCGTACCGCTAAGAAAATTACTAGCAAGCGCCCCGTTGGACCAACCCGATAGCTACAGCCATTATAGGAGATACGAACAATGGCCACTTCCAATATTAAGGACAAGACAAATAACCTCGCTGGTTACACGTCCATTGCACCGGCTCCTAAGTCAGCGCCCGGCAAGACCAACGTTGAGAAGCCAGTTGGGAAAGCGACGATGGATAATCCGATTGGTCGTCGTTATCTCGAAAAGATTGGTCCGATGAAGCCGAAAGCCGTTCCACGCACGTATGTTCCATCATCGCGAAAGCCGTCAGTTGTAGCTGCTCCTAAGGCTGTCACCGCTACACCGAAGTCTAAGCCCTACAGCCCTCCGACTAGAGCAACCCCATCGTCCCGCATGGCCGTCAACCCGCGCACGGGCAACACGACCGGCTTCACGACGGGCAAGACGACAGGCTCTAGTGCCAGCAAGTCCGGTGTGGCAGGCGGAACCAGCCGTCCGAGCGGCGGCGGTAACTTGGGCGGTGCTCGCGGTCGTATCAGTGAGCCTTTCGGTTCAAAGAGGTAACGATACAATGAAACTCTGGCTCCAGCACGTCGAGGATGGGTCGCTATACGACTGGCATGAACTCCTTGTCAAACATCCGAAACTCCGCGTTGTGACAGACGAAGAACTGTTCCCTGAAAAGTATGCCCCGCCGCAGATCATCGCCAAGATGGAAGAGATCAAGGCAAAGCATACGGAACAGCTTGGGCTCTTCACGGACATGATCCCTGAGGAACCCGCCCCCGTGGCGAACGAAGAACTGAACGCTGAAGTTACTGTCCGTACGAGGAAGCGTCACAAGTGACACCCGCTGATATCATAGTCGAGTGCCGTCGATTACTGAATGACACGTCTACACCGTATCGTTATAGCGATGCGATGTTGCTCGGCTATGTTAATCAGATGCTTAAGCGTACTGCCGTACTTCGCCCTGATTTGTTTGGGGCAACTGGCGATATCACTGTAGTTGCCAATGCCAGCCTGCAGACGCTACCTGCAGATGCTCATCGTTTGATCGACATCTTCCAGATCAAGAACGGCGATGCAGTTACGGAAGTAGACCGGGAAACCATCTCGCGCGCGTACCCCTCGTGGATGTCCGATGCGGCTGGAACCCCGGTAAACTTCATGCGGCATGTTCGTAACCCCACCAAGTTTTTCCTGTATCCGAAACCGTCTGCAGGCATCACACTTGTCGGTGAGTATGCTAGGACGCCCGTTGATTATACATTAAACCAGACTATTGACCAGCCGCCCACCAGCTTCTTTGGCGCTTTGGTCGATGGGGTTTTGTTTCTCGCCTCGTCAGTTGACGATGAGCATGTTAGTTCTGGCCGGGCCAAGCTCTTCTTGGATAGCTTCACGCAGCAGCTTGGTGTATCACTTCAAAACCGGGCGCTCAATGACACGAAGCAGGCGGGCCTTTCTGCAGCCCCGCCGGTTGTGCAGCTTGGTGAGGTGTACTGATGTCTAC